TTAACAGCTGAAACAGCTGAATGTTTATCACTTAGGATATCGGATGTTTTAGAATATTCCCCTACTAAAAATGCTTTTATTCAAGCTATAGGTAGTCATAATGTAGCAACATTAGAAGAAATGAAAGAATTACATCTTTACGATTTTGGTATATTTATAGAATTACAACCAGATGAAGAAGAAAGAGCCATGCTTGAAAATAATATTCAAATGGCATTACAACAAAAAAACATAGAGTTAGAAGATGCTATAGATATTAGAGAAATTAAAAATATAAAACTAGCAAATCAACTTTTAAAAATAAGAAGAAAGAAAAAACAAGACGCAGATAGAAGATTACAAATGGAGAATATACAAGCTCAATCTCAAGCTAACGCACAAGCTGCTCAACAAGCTTCTCAAGTTGAAATACAAAAAAATCAAGCATTAACACAATCAAAAGCTCAACTAGCGCAAGTACAAGCAGATCTTGATTCTCAAAAAATGATACAAGAAGTTGAAGCTAAAAAACAATTAATGGAACTAGAGTTTCAATACAATATGCAGTTAAAGGGATTAGAAGTGGATGGTGTTAAACAAAGAGAAAAAGATAAGGAAGATAGAAAAGATGAGAGAACAAAAATTCAAGCCTCACAACAATCAGAACTTATTGATCAAAGAAAAACAGGTAAACCACCTAAAAATTTTGAATCAGCAGGTAATGATATTATAGGTGGAGGTTTTGATTTAGAGGCTTTTGAGCCTAAATAAAAAATTTATTAATTATTATTATATTATATTATGGAAAAAGACGAAAAAGTAGTTGAAGAAACTACAAATCAAGAACAACCAAAGGAGGAAACTCCAAAGGTTGATCTAAGTAAATTTGAAAGTAAAGATGACGATAGTGTCACTAAAGTAGACTTAAGTAAAAAACCAGAAGAAAATGAAACCAAAGAAGAGACTGTTGAAGACAGTGCTGACGACGCAAGAGTGGTTGAACTCGTTGAAGATACCGACGCCTCACAAAAACAAGAAGAAGTACAATCGGAAACAGAAACACAGGAAACTCCAATTGTAGAAGAAATAACAGAAGAGGAATCAAAAGAGGTTGAGGAACTAGCAGAGCAAGCTGAAGAAGCTATAGCTGAAACTAAAGCAACTGGAAAACCACTTCCAGAAAATATCCAAAAACTCATGGATTTTATGGAAGAAACTGGCGGTGATTTACAAGACTACGTAAGGTTAAATCAAGATATTAGTAAGTTAGATGATAATAGTGTTTTATATGAATATTATAAACAAACAAAACCTCATTTAACTACAGACGAAATAAACTTCCTTATGGAAGATTCTTTTTCTTATGACGAAGAAGTCGACGAAGAAAGAGATAGGATTAAAAGAAAAAAACTAGCGTTAAAAGAGCAAGTTGCCAGCGCTAGGACCTACTTAGACGGGCAAAAGTCTAAATACTATGAAGAGATTAAAGCTGGAAGCAAGTTGACTTCCGAACAACAAAAAGCCATTGATTTCTTTAATAGATACAACAAGGAATCAGAGGAGAATAATAAAAAGATTCAAAGCGAAGTTTCTGTTTTTAATAAAAAGACAGAGGGTTTGTTTAACGATAAATTTAAAGGATTCGAATACAATGTAGGAGAAAAGAAATTTAGATTTAACGTTAAAGATGCTAAGAGTGTAAAAGAAGCGCAAAGTGATATTAATAATTTTGTTAGAAAGTTTCTAAACAAAGACGGTATGATGGAAGACGCTAAAGGTTATCATAAATCACTCTACACAGCTATGAACGCTGATGCTATAGCTCAACATTTTTATGAGCAAGGTAAAGCAGACGCTTTAAAAGAAAGCATAGCTAAATCTAAAAACATAAACATGGATCCACGACAATCTCAAAAAACAATTGAGGCTGGTGGTATGAAGTTTAAAGTATTAGGTGATAATTCTTCTGATTTTAAGTTTAAAATTAAAAATAGAAAATAACAATTTAAAATTAAAAAATTATGGCAATTACAAGTGCAACTGGTATGACTGCTGCTCCAGTGCAGCAAATACTACAGTCAAATTTTATAGATTTTGCAGATGGCGGTACTGATGGTACATGGGCGTCTCAATATCTACCAGAACTTATGGAAAAAGAAGCGCAAGCTTTTGGAAACCGTACAATTTCTGGATTCTTAGCTCAAGTAGGAGCTGAAGAAGCGATGCAATCAGATCAAGTTATCTGGGCTGAGCAAGGTAGATTACATTTAGCGTACAAAGGATTTGTACTACATGATGACAACCAAGCTTCTGGTTCTAATAACGGTGGTCAGTTACAAATAGAAACTGATATTGATGGTAACGCAGCGCAAACTACTCACGGTATTAGAGTGAATGATGTATTATTACTATCTGATTCAAACACAACTGCAAGATTAATCGTTACTGCTGTAGCGTCTTCAGGTGGTGTTGTAACAGGTGGTATTAGTGTATCTCCTTATGATGCTGGAAACTCAACAGCAACTTTAGCAAACGCTGGTTTCGCTCAAGGTTCTGACGACGATGTTACTCATACTATATTAGTTATAGGATCTGAGTATGCAAAAGGTGATAGCGGTAGATCAGGTGCTATTAAACCAACTCACAAAACTTTTAGCAACAAACCAGTTATTATTAAAGATAAGTATGAGATCTCTGGATCTGATGCTGCTCAAATAGGTTGGGTTGAAGTTGCTAATGAAGATGGAACAGGTGGTTACTTATGGTATGTTAAAGCTGAATCTGAAACAAAAATGCGTTTTGCGGATTATTGTGAGATGATGTGTATTGAAGGTGTTATGGGTGATACTAGTGAGTCTGATGTTGACACGTTCTTAGGCGATACTTCTACTGACAACTTCGGTACTGAAGGTTTGTTCGCTGCTTTAGAATCTAGAGGTAATCAAACTTCTGGTATAACTGGTGTTAACGCTGCTACTGATTTAGCTGAGTTTGATGCTATGTTAGCGGAACTTGATAAAAATGGAGCTATCGAAGAAAACATGATGTTTGTTAATAGAGCAACTGCTTTAGCAATAGATGATATGTTAGCTTCAATGAACTCTTATGGAGCTGGTGGTACTTCTTACGGAGTATTTGACAACTCTGAAGACATGGCGCTTAATTTAGGTTTCTCTGGTTTTAGAAGAGGTTCTTATGACTTTTATAAAACTGATTGGAAATACTTAAACGACATGGGAACAAGAGGGGCTATCAATGATAGAGATACTGTTAACGCTATTAGAGGTGTTTTAGTTCCAGCTGGAGTTTCATCTGTTTATGACCAAATGTTAGGTAAAAACATGAAAAGACCATTTTTACACGTTAGATATAGAGCTTCACAAACTGAGTCTAGAAAAATGAAGACTTGGGTTACGGGTTCTGTTGGCGCTGTAACATCTGATTTAGATGCTATGGAAATGCATTACTTATCAGAAAGATGTTTAGTTACTCAAGGAGCTAACAACTTCTTCTTGATAAACTAATCGTTTACATTTTAAAAGAGGGTGGAGCTTAGTCTCCACTCCCTTTTATTTTTATTAATTTTATTATATATTATATTATGGCAAAAAAAGAAACAAAAAAGGTTGAGGTAGAAGAACCTCAAATTGAAGAAAAAGTAGTAGTTAAAACTACTCCGGTTGTAGAACAACCAAAACCTAAAAAACCAACTTGGGAGGTAAAAGATAGGGTGTACTATTTAGTTAGAAATAAAAAACCTTTAAGCAAAATGATAAGATCTGCTAATATTTATTATTTTGATGAGGAAAAAGGATATGAGCGAGAGTTAAAATACTGTGAAAACCAACAAACATGTTTTGTGGATGAAATGCAGGGAGAACAAAGATTATCTCATATAATTTTTAGAAACGGTGTTTTATTTGTTCCTAAAAACAAAGTAGTGTTACAAAAACTATTATCTTTATACCACCCTCATATGGGAAGTATTTATTTTGAAGATAAGCCTCAAGAAAACGCTGTTAATGAAGTTGAAATGATAGAGTTAGAAATAGAAGCGTTAAATGCTGCTAAATCTATGGATATTGATATGGCTGAAGCAGTTATGAGAGTAGAATTAGGTTCTAAGGTATCTAAGATGAGTTCTAAGGAACTTAAAAGAGATTTACTATTATATGCTAAGAAAAACCCTGAGTTGTTCTTAGAATTAGTAAATGACGAAAACGTTGTACTTAGAAACTTTGGTATTAGAGCAACTGAAATGGGGATATTAAAACTATCTTCTGATCAAAGAACATTTAGTTGGGGTTCTAACGATAGAAAACTAATGAACGTTCCTTTTGATGAACACCCTTACTCAGCTTTAGCCGCTTGGTTTAAAACTGATGAAGGTATGGAAATATATGCAAATATAGAAAAACGATTAAATTCGTAACAACCTTAGTAGAGTAACCACTCTTCGGGGTGGTTACAATACTATAATAAAAAAATATGGCAGTAAA